GTGCATGTGGATCGGGTGAGGTCTGCCGGGAGTTGCCGATTGATCGGCACAACGTCAGCATGTACCTGCGCCGCGCAGTGGGCCTGGGTTTGCTTGTTGCCGACCGCGATACAAAGTCGCACCAATTCCGCGTGGCTGCTGGATGGCGCGAGATGCTGCCGCGCAAGCCTGAGCCGGTCAGGATTGCAGTCGTTCCCATGCTGTCAAAGGCCATGCTGGCGCAGAGCCGGGCTTTTCCTTTGGCTGGTGTTTGGGTATGAGCGACAAGGCACCCCCTGTGATCCATCAGCCGAAGGGGTCGATGTGCATGGCATGCCAGAAGGCGCACATCGATTGTTCGGGCCTTCCGTTTCACGCCATGCCGAAGGTGGCACGGGTACCTGGCGCTTTTGTTGTGGCCTGCACCCATTTTGAGAAACGCAAAGGAGCGCTATGACAGATGACGTACTGACAGTCGCAGAACGCTACGTAAGCGCAACCCAGAGCAGCAACCTACGCTGCGAGACCGGCGACGACGCACCCATGGGGGATACGGCTATCCTGATTGCTGCCGGCTGGAGCGCGTCGCGTATCGGTGCCGCCCTCATGCGGTTGCAAACCAAGATTGACCGCACAACCCTGGAGCAAGTGCATGAGCAGCTATCCATGCGCGCCGAAGGATGGAGCATTGCCCAGCCGGTCACAGTAGCCGCATCGGTGCTGGGTTGGTGGTTGGCCAAAACCTGCCGCGCATGCAATGGCGTCAAGTTTGAGTTGATCCCGAACACGCCGGCCTTGTCGACCAAGGCGTGCAAGCTGTGCCGGGGAAGCGGGGAGGCACCGCTACTGCATGGTGATGCTGGTAATCGGATGGCTCGATTTATTGATGAGTGCGTGGAGCGCGGGCAGGCAAGCATCAGATCAAGACTGAGAGCGACGCGATGAGTAACGAACAAACAAGGAGATAGCTATGACACACCCACTTGACGGAAAGATATTTACCAGGACTGACTATGTGGTCATGAGTGGCGGGTTTGTTGTGTGGCCCGACCCTGTGCGTGCCACCACAAAGCAAGAGGCAGAAGCCGCTGCGCTTGGCATCAAAGGCGGCGTGGTCATGCCGTGCCAGGTGTACTCATACCCAAACAAGTGTGGTGGCGGCGAACCGCAGGAGACGGCATTCGCCCAGGTTCAACTCCTTGGGCGACCAGAACCGTTATTTATTCCTGTGAAATAAGCAAAAAAACTATTGACTCAGATTGGATAACGTGTATGCTACTCACCAAGGATTGAACAGGCTGCTGAGCCTGTCTCGCCTTGACTCTCTGCAAAGCGTTTTACGTCAGTCAGCAGACGTAATCCAAACTTAGCCGAAGAGTCGCCACTAAATACAAGCCGCATGGTCACAAGCCTTGCGGCTTTTTGCGTTTTCGCGCACTAAGCGCAACCCCATGCGGGCCACGCCGACACGTAATAGATATGCGCCGCCGCCCGCTGGGCACAGGATGCAACCTCGATTGCGACGTGGCCCCGCACCTTCACCCCCGATCATTGGCTGTTGATCTTGTCGGTGTACAGATGTAAAATAAGCGAGCCCGAAGCAGTGCTGAAACACTGTCCGGGCTCTAAGCAAAACAACCTGTACTAGAGGTCATCAATGCCTGATTCTGATTTTATCTTTAAAGTCTGCTGCGCTTGCAAAGAAAGCAAGCCATCTACCGAATTCCATAAGCGCGCTTCGAGGCCAAGTGGCATTACATCGTATTGCAAGATATGCAATAGCGCAGCCAGCATGGCATGGAAGGCGGCCAACAAAGACAAGGTAAAAGCCGGAACGGCGCGAGTATCACAAGTGAATGCTGCTCGATGCATTGCATGGCGGGAAGAAAATAAAGAGAGCCGTAAAGAGTTCAGTAAACAATGGGCGAAGGCCAATGCAGTAAAGCGGCGTGAATACAGCCATACGCGCCGCGCCAGAATAAGCGGTGCAGGAGGCGTAATTTCGCAAGGGTTTGTTGACAGATTGTTTGAATTACAAAAAGGCAAATGCCCTTGTTGTAATCAGCCTTTGGGCGATGACTGCCACATAGACCACATCATGCCATTGGCTCTTGGTGGCTCGAATGCTGATGAGAATATTCAATTATTGCGCGCCACTTGCAATGGCCAAAAGCATGCCAAGCACCCGGTTGACTTCATGCAGAGCCGAGGGTTCTTGCTGTAGTTGCTAACAACAGGCACCCAAAGGTCGCGCATGGCTACAGAACGCATCAGAGGCAGACGACTGCAGGAGCGCAGGCTTAGGGTGTGGTCGGCTAATCCGCACTGTGCCATGTGTGGCAGGCTGGTTGCTTTTCCCAGTGGCTTTGAGCTTGACCACATCAAGAGCCTGGATCACAAGGGCGACGACACCGACGAGAACTGCCAGGTGTTGTGCATTGACGTTGGCGGGCACATCGGATGCCACCGCAAGAAGACCGCGCAGGATATGGGCTACAAGCACGTTAAACCCGCGCGGGCACGGTTCGATAGCTCCGGTAGGGTGGTGTGGTAATCGCCTTCTGTGCGCCGTCCTGATGGGTGGCAGCGGCATCGTAGCGTGAGTGCATAGGGTGGGGCGGCTTCAAAGTCCAGAGCCTTAGCCGCCGGAAACCGCCTGTACCTCCCGTGCACACACCCGCGAAATAACGATAGGGGGTCAAACCCCGAGGAATCCATGAAATCTGAACCCGTCATCGTCAGCCGCAAGGTCGAGGATTTAATCCCCTACGCCCGCAACAGCCGCACGCACAGCGACGCACAGGTTGCCCAGATCGCTGCCAGCGTGCGCGAGTTCGGCTGGACGAATCCAATCTTGATTGACGGCGACAACGGCATCATTGCTGGGCATGGCCGGGTGCTGGCTGCGCGCAAGCTGGGCATGGACGACGTGCCGTGCATTGAACTGGCTGGGCTGACCGACACTCAGCGCCGGGCTTACATCATTGCCGACAACAAACTCGGCCTGAACGCAGGCTGGGACGATGAACTGCTGGCGATTGAGTTTGCCGAGCTAGCCGACGAGGGTTTCGACAACCTGCTGACCGGCTTCACGCAAGAAGAGATCGACGCGCTGGCGCCCGAGCAGATTCCCGAGGGTCTGACCGACGAGGATGCCGTGCCGGAAGTGCAGCCCGAGCCGATCAGCAAGCTGGGCGACGTCTGGCTGCTGGGTAAGCACCGGGTCATGTGTGGCGATTCGACCAGCATTGACGCTGCAGACGTTCTCATGGATGGCAAGAAGGCTGACATGGTGAACACTGACCCGCCGTATGGTGTGAGCTATCAGTCGAACATGCGAACCAAGTCGGCGAAGTTCGATGTACTGAAAAATGATGATGTGATTCTGGAGGTCGTTCCAGTCATTGAGGCTTGCTCTACAGGGTGGGTTTTCATTTGGACCACATGGAAAGTGATTGATAAATGGCTGGAAAATACCAGCGGCTTCGGCTTCCCGACCAACATGGTTATCTGGTCGAAGGGTGGCGGCGGCATTGGTGACCTGAAAAAGACTTTCTCGACTGATTATGAAATGGCGCTGGTGTTTAACCGTGGCGCTGAGTTGTGCGGTAAGCGTGTCGGCAGCGTCTGGAAGGTCGGCAAGGATGGTGCCGCCGAGTACAAGCACCCAACACAGAAGCCGGTCGCACTGGCAGAAGAGGCGATTGACAAAACGACACGCAGAGGGGCGCTGGTGCTTGATCTATTCGGCGGCAGCGGATCAACTCTGATCGCCTGCGAGAAGATCGGACGCCATGCCCGCCTGATGGAGCTTGACCCGAAGTATGTGGACGTAATCGTTCGCCGCTGGCAAGAGTTCACCGGCAAGCAGGCGACACACGCCGCCACAGGCGCGACGTTTGCCGAGGTCGAGGCTGACAGTACGCTGGCGATTCAGGAATAAAATAGAAACCAACCGCATTTAACTTGGTTAAAGCGCCACATTATTTTATAATGGTGGCATGCAAAAACCAATTAACTCATGCGGCGTTTTAAGTTGCGACGGAAAATATAAAGGCCACGGGTTATGCAGGCTGCACCTTGAAAGGTTTAAAGCCACAGGGTCAACGGATGCGCCAATTAAAAACTGTTGCTCTGTGGCCGGGTGCGACCTAAAGCATTTTGGAATTGGGTTTTGCCTAAAGCATTGGAAGCGGTTTAAAAAGCACGGGCACACGGACGGGCCGGAACCAAGGGCGTGCATAAGCTGCGGGAATAGTTTTACCCCGCCAAATAAACAACCTCATGCAAAGGCATGTTCGATAAAGTGTCGGAATAATTTTGAGTATGCAAAGCGTAAGGCAACGGAGCCAAGCAAAGCTTGCCAAGGATGCGGCACACTGTTTAATCCGCTGCTGCCGATTACCGTATTTTGTTCGCGTGAATGCGGCGCAGCCCACACGGTGCAGGTCAGGACAAAAGAAAAAACCTGCGTTGACTGCGGAAAATTATTTACCACCAGCGGAAGGCATCCCGCCTGCACAGAGTGCAGTTATGAGCGAAGGTTGGTAAGGGTACGCGCAAGAAACAAGGTTCGCCGATATTTAAGACGCGGCGCTGATGGGCCAACTCATGAAAACAAAGACTGGCTCCGTTTAGTTGCGCGGCACGATGGTTTATGTGCTTACTGCGGGATAAACAAAACAGAGCATCGTGACCATGTGGTGCCAATAGCAAGAGGCGGGACAGACTCCATTGGGAATATTCTTCCCGCGTGTGCACCTTGCAATCTGTCGAAAGGCAGTTCGCTGCTGATTGAATGGAAGTACAGGGTATTAAATGGCCGTAGGAAGAAAACCAAAACCGACAGCGCTGCGATTAATCGCCGGTAACCCCGGCAAGCGCGCAGTTAACAAAGCCGAGGCCGTAGTCGCCCTGTCCGAGCCAACGCCGCCCGCCTTCCTGTGCGATGACGCCAAGGTCGAATGGGGCCGGGTCTGTAGCGCGCTGTACGCCGCCGGCCTGATGACTGAGCTAGACCGCGCAGCATTGGCTGCCTACGCAGCCGCCTACGGGCGCTGGGCGCAGGCCGAGCGGGCACTGAATAGGATGGCCGCCAAGGACGAATTAAACGCGGCGCTGATGATTAAGACCGTCAGCGGCAATGCCATACAAAACCCGCTCGTCGGGATCGCAAACAAGGCCAAGGCTGACATGGTGCGCTACGCGGCCGAGTTTGGAATGACCCCTTCGGCGCGCTCCCGCGTCACCGCGACCCCGGAAGATGACAAAAAGCAAAACAAAGCCGCCAGCTACTTCTGACGCTGCCACTCTGTACGCTGCGGAGGTTGTTAGCGGTAAACGTGTGGCCGGGCCGCATGTGCGCGCCCAATGCGCCCGGCACCTGAAAGACATCAAGGAGGGCGGCAAGCGCGGCTTGGTGTGGAATATTGCGGAATCGGAGAAGGCGCAAGGGTTTTACGCTGATGTGCTGAAGCTCAACGGCGGCGACTTCGAGGGCAAGCCCTTCGTCCTGCTGCCCTGGCAACAGTTCGTCATCGGCTCGCTGTTTGGCTGGCAGGGGTCAGACGGCTACCGGCGTTTCCGTGTGGCCTATGTGGAAACCGCCAAGGGGTCAGGCAAAAGCCCGCTGGCGGCCGGTGTTGGCATGAAGGGATTGGTCGCCGACAACGAGCCACGGGCAGAAATTTACAGCGCCGCCACGAAAAAAGATCAGGCAATGATCCTGTTTCGTGACGCCGTTGCAATGGTGGATCAGTCGCCCGAGTTGAATAAGCGGCTGAGCAAGAGCGGCACGGGGGAAAGGTGCTGGAACCTGGCCTACATGGCCCAAGGCGCGTTTTTCCGGCCGATCAGTAGTGACGATGGGCAATCAGGCCCACGGCCGCACATAGGGCTGATTGACGAGCTGCACGAACACAAGACGAATACAGTGGTCGAAATGATGCGCGCTGGCACGAAAAGCCGGCGCCAGGCCATGATTTTCATGATTACCAACGCGGGACACAACCGCATGGGGCCGTGCTGGGGGTATCACGAATACGGCGCAAAAGTGGCGGCCGGCGATGTGGTGGACGATGCGTTTTTCCCTTACGTCTGTTCGCTAGATGAAAACGACGACCCGTTTCAGGATGAATCCTGCTGGCTGAAGGCTAACCCTTCGCTGCAAGACGCCGACCTGCCGGGTATGAAGTACATACGCGAGCAGGTGGTTGAAGCCAAGGGCATGCCGTCCAAAGAGGCGATTGTTCGCCGGTTGAATTTTTGCCAGTGGACCGACGCCGAAAGCCCGTGGATCTCCGGTGAAGTCTGGAAAGGCGCGCAGCAGGACTTTGACTGGCGCGACCTGCGCGGGCGCCGCGCGGTGGCCGGGCTTGACCTGTCTAGCACGACCGACCTGACCGGCATGGTGTTCCTGGTGGAGCCGATAGAGGCCGGCGAGCCGTGGAAGTTGGTGCCGTTCGCGTGGTTGCCCGATGTGGAGCTACAGCGAAAAGCCGACACCGACCGGGTGCCGTACATCCAGTGGCGCGCCGAGGGGTATTTGGACACGACGCCGGGCCGGGCCATCAGTAAGCGGGTGATCCTGCAAAAGCTGTCGGCCATGTGCGACTTTTTCGAGATCGTAGCCGTGGGTTACGACCGCTGGCGCATCGAGGACTTGCTGGCGCTGGCTGGTGATGACGGGATCAGCCTGCCAGAAATGAAGCCGGTAGGGCAGGGCTACAAGGATTTTTCCCCGGCCATTGAGACATTTGAGCGCATGCTGCTTAACGGCGAGATTGTCCATGCCGGGCACAAGGTGCTGGACTGGTGCATGAGCAACGCGGTGATCGAGCAGGACGGCGCGGAAAACCGCAAGCTGTCGAAAGAAAAAGCCTCTGGCCGGATTGACTTGGCCGTCGCGGCTGTCATGGCGGCCGGGCTGGTGAATGCGGAACGAATTGAACCAAGCGTCTACGAAACACGCGGCATAAGGATGCTCTAAAACAATGGCACTACTCGACTTCTTCCGGCAAAAACAGACAGTGCCGGAGGGAGAGCCGCGCCCGCGCGCGTCTGCCGGGCTGCTTTTCAGCGGGCTTGACGATCCCGACCTGCTAGACTTCATGCGCAATGGCGCGGGCTCTGCGTCTGGTGCTTACGTCACCGCGTCGTCAGCCCTGCAAAACATGGCTTTGCTGCGCTGCGTGACGCTGATAAGCGAGTCCATCGGCATGCTGCCACTGAATGTGATTGTGCGCGGCGATGCCAAGGATTACGCCGTTGACCACCCGTTGTACGCGGTACTTAAGACGACGCCAAACACCTGGCAGACGGCCTACGAAATCAAAAGCCAGATGCAGATGCAGGTCATGCTGCACGGCAACGCCTACGCCCGCGTGATCCGATCGCGGGGCAATGTGCTGCACCTGATCCCCATGGAATCGAAGCTGGTTACACCAGAACTCGGTGCAGACTGGCAGATGACCTACAAATACGACCGGCCCGACGGCGGCCAGATCATCCTGCCGGCGTCCGAGGTGCTGCACCTGCGCGACCTGTCCGAGGACGGTATCAAAGGCTTGTCCCGCGTCAAGCTGGCGCGCGAGGCTATCGGCATTGCCTTGCAGGCCGAGAAGGCAGCGGCCCGGCTATTCAAGAACGGAGTGATGGCCGGCGGCGCGCTGTCGGCGCCAAACAAGCTGAGCGATGCGGCGTATACCCGGCTGCAGGAATCACTGGAAAGCAAGAGCGGCGCCGAGAACGCCCACAAGTGGATGATCCTGGAGGAAGGGCTGAAGGCTGAAAAGTACGTCAACACTGCCAGCGACAGCCAGCACATCGAAAACAGAAATCACCAGATCGAGGAGGTTGCCCGCGCCTTTGGCGTGCCGCGCCCGCTCTTGATGATGGATGACACGTCATGGGGTAGCGGCATCGAGGCGCTAGGCGTTTTCTTTGTCCAGTACGCCCTACAGCACTGGTTCACCGTATGGGAACAGGCCATCGAGCGCACGCTGCTGACGCCGGCCGAGCGCAAAACCCATTACGTCAAGTTCAATGAACGCGCATTGCTTCGCGGAACGCTGAAAGATCAAGCCGAGTTCTTTGCTAAAGCGCTGGGCTCTGGCGGCCACTCGCCATGGATGACGCCCAACGAGGTGCGCGACCTGCAAGACCTTGCCCAATCAAACGACAAAAACGCGGACGACCTGCAAAGTCCGCTCATGAGGAACACAAATGTCCCTGTTAAACCTGCCTGAAATCAAGGCTGACGCCCGCATTGGCGCGGCTCAGTTCGACATGCGGCCCGACGCCCTGGAGCGCTGGGAGCCTGGCGTCTGTGCGGCCGTCGAAGGCGAGAACTCCATTTCGATTTACGACCAGATCGGCGAATCGTGGGACGGCGCCGGCATGACCGCCAAGCGCATTTCAGCCATCCTGCGCAATATCGGCGCCAAGGACTTGACGGTCAACGTCAATTCACCGGGCGGCGACTTCTTTGAAGGCGTGGCGATTTACAACCTGCTGCGCCAGCACAAAGCAAAAGTGACGGTCAACATCATGGGCCTGGCTGCATCGGCTGCGTCCGTCATTGCGATGGCCGGCGACGAGATCAACATGGGAGAGGGCACCTTCCTGATGGTGCATAACGCCTGGGCTGTGGCTGTGGGTAACCGCCACGACATGCTGGCCGCGTCCGAGCAGCTCGCGCCGTTCGATGCTGCCATGGCTGACGTTTACGCGGCCCGTACAGGCATGACACCCAAGGCCGCCGCCAAGCTCATGGACGCCGAGACATGGATCGGCGCAACGCAGGCCATCAAAGACGGTTTCGCCACCGGCATGATTGACCGCACCGACATTACCCAAGACCCCAAGGCGCAGAGCAGCAAAAAAGCTGTCGCGCTGGTCGAGTCATCCATGGCGCGCGCCGGGCATTCCCGCTCCGTGCGCCGTGATGCGCTCAAGTCCCTATTTTCTGGCACGCCGGGCGCTGCTGGAAATGACGCCATGCCGAGCGCTGGCACTGAAACCGCAGCGTCCCTGCAATCCCTTCTCAACACTCTGAAAGTTTAATCATGCAAAAAAGCAAAGCACTCCTGATGATTTCTGTAGCCATGGCTGCATGCGCCGCTGCCCTGCCTCGTGGTCTTATGTCCGTCCGCGCCGAAGTGGCCGGCGGCGAGGTCAAAGCCACCGTTGACGCGCTGAATCAGGCGTTCGCCACGTTCAAGGCCGAGCACACCAAGCAATTGGACGACGTGAAAAAAGGCCAGGCCGACGCGCTCCAGGCGCTGAAGGTTGACCGCATCAATGCCGACATCGAAAAGCTGCAATCAGCCGTTGACGAAGCCAACACCAAAATTGCGGCCGGCCAAATGGCTGGCGGCGCGACTAGCGGCCTAAAGGACAAGGAATACAGCGCCGCGTTCCAATCGCACTTCAAGCGCGGTGATGTGCAGGCCGCATTGAACAAGGGCGTCGCCGGCGAAGGTGGTTATCTGGCCCCCGTCGAATGGGATCGCAGTATCACCACCAAGCTGATCGAGGTTTCCCCGCTGCGCGCCATCTGCGCAACCCAGACCATCAGCACCAACGGTTTCAGTAAGCTGTTCACCATTGCTGGCACGGCATCCGGCTGGGTCGGCGAGGCCGCAGCGCGCCCCGTGACCGCCAACAGCACGTTTGGCAGCCTGGCTTACAACACGGGCGAAATCTACGCCAACCCTACAGCAACACAGCAAATGCTGGACGATGCGGAGATCGACCTGGAAGCCTGGCTGGCCAGCGAAGTCGAAACCGAGTTTGCTTATCAAGAAGGCGTTGCTTTCCTGACCGGCTCCGGCGTCAGCAAGCCCACCGGCCTGTTGACCTACATCACTGGCGCCGCCAATGCTGCCGTGCATCCGTATGGCGCCATCACGGCAGTTAACAGCGGCGCCGCTGCTGCGCTGACCGCTGACGGCCTGATCGACCTGACGGCTTCACTGCCAACTGAGTTGACCGGCAACGCCAGGTTGATCGCCAACCGCAGCACCATCACCGCCGCACGCAAGCTAAAAGACGGCCAGGGTAATTACCTCTGGCAACCGTCCTTCGTGGCCGGCGCCCCTGCCACGATCAACGGCTACGGCGTGACTGAAGTTGCTGGTATGCCCGATGTTGCAGCCGGCGCCAAAGCCATGATGTTCGGCGACTTCAAGCGCGGCTATCTGGTGATTGACCGGACCGGCGTGCGCGTGCTGCGCGACCCGTTCACCAATAAGCCTTACGTGTCGTTCTACACGACCAAGCGCGTAGGCGGCGGATTGTTGGACCCTTCGTACCTGAAGGCGCTGAACATTTCGATCTAAGCATCTAAACCCCACCGGGCCGCCGCGCCCGGTGCATCAACAAAGCGTCCTTTGCCGGGCGCTTTTTTTATGTCCGAACGAAAGCCATCCATGAAATTCACAAAACCCTTTCGCGGTGTGCCAAACGGCGAGTTCTACCCCGTGGCCTACGCGCCCGGCGACGAATGCCCGGCCGAGTTGCTGGAAGCTGCGCAAATCATGGGTGCAGTAGAGGCCGAAAAGCCCAAAGCAAAGGCCAAGTAAATGTTCATCACGCTAGAAGTGGCTAAGGAGCACCTGCGCGAGATCGGGACGGACAACGACGCCGATATCACGCGCAAGACGGATGCGGCCGAGAAAATCGCCATACGCCACCTGAACCGTGCTGTTTTCGAGAGTCAGGCGCTGCTGGACGCTGCAATTTTGCAGGTTCCCGCCGCTTTGGTCGCCGCGCAGGCCGCCTATTCGGCGTCGTGCGACGCTGCCGACCTGATCGAAGATTCGGAATTGCGCCTGATCGAAAGATCGTACGCCTTTGAGGTGTACCGGGATGCCCGTATCGCGGCCCAAGCTACACGCAATGGAATCGTGATTGATTCGGCTATCACGGCGGCCATGCTGCTGATTCTGGGCTCATTGTGGGAGGCGCGCGAGGATGTAGTGATCGGCGCTAGCGTGACGACCCTGCCGTTCGGTGCTTATGCGATTTTGAACCAGTGGCGCAAGGGGCCGGGTCTGTGACAGCCGGCGCCCGCCGTCACCATTGCGCCCTACAAAACCGCACGGCCACGGTCGACGAAATCGGCCAGCCGTCCACCGAGTGGGTCACTGTGCGCATGTTTTATGCGCATATCAAGTATTTAACCGGCCTGAGCGCGATTAAATCCGGCGCCGATACCAGCATAACCAAGGTGTCGATCCGTGCGCTACATGGCGCGTTTGATGCCGGCCAGCGGGTGGTGTGCGACGGCGTGGTGTTTGATATTCAGAGCGTGCTGCCCGATGGCAAGCGCAAAGAGGTCGATTTGGTTTGCGTGGTGGTGAGCGGGTGATAAATATTGCCTTCGACTTCAGCAGGCTGTCAGCCAAGCTGGACCGGCTCGCCAAGATCGTGACGCAAGGCGCCCGGCCAGCGGCGCAAGCTGGCGCGCAAGTCTTTTACGACGAAGTGAAGCAGCGCGCATCGACGCCCGGCAGCGAAGGCGAGTACAGCGCGCCGGGCGAAGCGCCTTTTGCGCAAAGCGGCAAGCTGCGCGACGCCATTTATCAAGCGTTCGTTGAAAAAGAATCAGGCTATCTGAATGCGGTCTACAGAATCAGCTGGAACAAAAAAGCCGCCCCGCACGGCCACTTGATCGAAAACGGCACTTCAAGGATGGCCGCCCGGCCGTTTCTGCGCCCCTCCTACGACGCCAAGCGTTCCGACGCCATCCGTGCCGTAAACGCCAGGCTCAAAGAAGAAATCAAGGGGTTTGCCAAGTGATCGCAGAAACCATCATTTTCCAGACGCTGACCGGGCTGGTCGCTGGGCGGGTTTATCCCGATGTGGCGCCACTCAGTGCAGCCCTGCCGCGCATCGTTTACCAGCAAGTCGGCGGCGCTTCCGTAACGTACACCGAAGGCGCATTGCCTGACAAGGAAAACGGCCGGTTCCAGATCGCCTGCTGGGCAAAAAGCCGCCTTGAGGCCGTCACGCTGGCTAAGCAAGCTGAATTCGCATTGGTGGCTGGCGCATCGTTTCAGGCTGTGCCGATTGGCGCGCGCGCATCCGTTTACGAGGACGACACCCAGCTTTTCGGGTGCCGTCAGGATTTTTCCATCTGGTCGGCCCGATAACCCGGCGCCACCACCCACGCAAAGCCGCTTCGTAGCAATACGGGCGGCTTTTTAATGCCCGTTTGGGCGTAACCCGCCGCAGCAATGCGGTTTTCTCTCGTCCAACTCAGAAAGGCCAAACATGGCATCCGTACCCTCTGGCACAATTTTTTCCATTGCAACCGTATTCGCGGCCGCAAAAACCGTTTCCGCCATCAGCAATGCCGCTGAAGGTTCGGTTTCCTCTACCGCCCACGGCTTCGCTGTTGGTGACATCATCCAGATTTTCTCTGGCTGGGGTCGCCTGAATCGCCGCGCCGTCAAGGTCAAGAGTGTGACGGTTGACGCCTTCGTGATGGACGGCATCAACACGACCAACCTGGAGTTCTTCCCGGCCGGCTCTGGTGGCGGCACGGCGCGCAAGGTGTCCACGTTCCAGCAGATCAACAAGATTCTGAACCCAAGCAACAGCGGCGGCGAACCGAAAAACATCACCGTCAAGTTTCTGGAAAGTGACGTCGAGGAATCGCTCAACGACGGTTTTACCGCGATCACCGAATCGTTCGACATTGACGCCGATGAATTCGGCCAGGCCAGCTACGCCGCTTTGGTGGCACTGACCGATGTGCAGACCGACACCGTGCTGAAAAAGACGCTGAAGTCCGGCACGATCATCCTGACGCCTTGCCGCGTGGCGCTCAACGAGAACGTCAAAATGTCCGACGGCTCGATCATGACCAATGCCGTGTCGATCAACGGCAACGGCCGCATCACACGCTACAACGCCTAAGGGCGCATCACCGGCCCGACGGCCGCACCTTGCACCGCCTGCCCCGTGTCGCCTTCGTAGGGCGCGCGGGGTGGGTATGGGCTTATCAACCCCTACGGAAGAACAATCATGGCTAATTTTTCACTCACGGCAGAACCCACCTTTACGGCAAAAGTCGCCATCCCGGTTCCCGGCAAGAAGGCCACCAACGTCGAATTCACCTTCAAGTGGCGCAACGGCGACGACCTGAAAGACCTGGTGGACGGCTTGGGCAACTACAAGTCCGACACGGACGCCATCCTCGACATGGTGAGCGGCTGGGAATTGAAGGACGTTTTCGATTATGAGAACGTCGAGAAAATGGTGAAGAACTACACCGGATCGGCCAGCGCCATCATCAATAAATACCTGTCGGAAAACAGCGGCGCCCGCGTGGGAAACTGAAGGCTGTCGCATGCGCCCTTCATGAGCCCCAGATCACGGAGGCTGAAGCGCATGCGGCGGGCTACGAGCTGGCAGACTACGAGGACGACACCCCCATTGAAGTATGGGCCGCCAACCTGCCGGCCTTTGATCTGTTCCGGCGTGTCGGTACGAGGTGGATGGTAGGCATGAACGGCCCTACCGGCCTGCGCTTTGAGGCAATTTACCCGCTCATGGACCGCATGGGGCTGGAGCCTGCCGCGTGGGATTCGTTGCTGGCTGACATTGAGATCATGGAACACGCCGCGCTGGAGGTAATGAGGGCTAACATCAAGGCCTAAATTACATGGAGCCAGAATGCGTAAATCCCTGAAAGTTTCCCGAGGTCTGCAACTGATCGGCGCTCTTGCGCTGGTTTCCGGCATCGTCGCATGCTCAGAGCGCAGCGACCCTTACCTTATGTCACTGGCCTTTATCGCGGGAATCACGCTGATTCTGGGCGCGCGCATTTACGAGTGGCTATCGAAAGAGTAGCCGCCAACGACCCGCTTCGGCGGGTTTTCTATTTCCAAGGCCCGCGCTAACCCCGTGGGCCTTTTTTTTGCTAGGCCCGAATGTCCGACGACCTCAATACAGAAATCAAGATTGGCGCGGACGCATCGGGCGTAGAGGCCGGCGTCGGCCGTGCCAAGCGTTCGCTGTCTGATCTGGGCGCGGCTGCGAAGCGCACCGGCAAAGAGGCAGCCGAAGGCATGGCAGGCATTGGCGACGGTGGCGACAAGGCAGCGAAGAAAGTCGAGTCGGCTACGCGCAGCATACAGGCGCAAATCCAGCGCCTGACCGCTTCACAGCAGGCGGGCGGCAAGGAAAGCCGGGCCTACTGGGAAGCCCTGGCCAACACGCGCGGCGTCAGCGCCAACACCATCAAGCCCATGCTGGATCAGCTGGACGCGGCCAAGGCCAAGACGCTGGCCGCCAAGAGCGCCAGCGAGTCATGGGCCGGCAGCTTCGGCAGGATCGGCCCGGCCATTGCTGCGGCGTTCGCGGGCGCCGGCCTGCTGGGCTTCACTGGAAAACTAGTGGCCGTGCAGCGCGAGTTCGATGTGCTGAATTCCAGCCTGAAAACCGTCACCGGCAGCAGCGCCGCCGCTGAAAAGGAAATGGCATGGCTGAAGGATTTCGCCAAAGAAACGCCTTTCGGCCTGGCGCAAGCAACCCAAGGTTTCGTCAAGATGAAGGCGCTGGGCCTTGACCCGACAAAGGCCGCGCTGACCAGCTTCGGCAACACCGCGTCAGCCATGGGCAAAGACCTGAGCCAGATGATCGAAGCCGTCGCCGACGCATCGACGGGCGAATTTGAGCGCCTGAAAGAGTTCGGCATCAAGGCCAAAAAAGAGGGCGACAACGTGTCGCTTACGTTCCA